AAACATGATGTTGGTTGTGGAGTATGTAAAGAAGATGAGCCAGTTTGTTTAGATCTACATCACATAGATCATACAAGTAAAGACATTCACCCCTCTAATTTAATCAGAGGATCAGTCGTTGAGCTAATCAAAGAATTCAGTAAATGTATCGTTGTATGTAAAAACTGTCATACAAAGATACACAACAATAAAATAAATTGTCCAGTGATGAATACTAAAATAGATTTATTAGAAACAACCCTCAATGAACATATAAATGCTCGTTGACTTAAAAAGCCGCTATAGCTCAGCTGGTAGAGCAACGCACTTGTAATGCGTAGGTCCGGAGTTCGAATCCCCGTGGCGGCACCAAATAACATGAAAACAATATGTAAAAGCCTAGGAACTAGGTGCGATGATAATAAAGAGACAGCTGATCATTGCTGTCTCTTTAGACTTGGTATGTACCTATTAGAATTAGTTACATGTATTTTTATTATAACTGGTGTTATACACCAATGGTGAGGATTATATTATGAGCAACGCTCTACAAACAACAAACCCTAAAGATCTAGCTAGGATCAATTCAACTCTAAAAGCTATTTCTGCTGAAATGACTAAACAAGAGTTGATACGAGAGATTATAAAAGAATCTATAGATTTCATAAACGAAGAGTTTGATATCCCTAAGAGCATCGTTCGAAGATTAGCTAAAACATACCACGCTCGTGATTTCATTGAACAACAGAGTTTGGATACTGATTTTGTTGATGCATACGAAACTCTAGTTAGTGTTGATAATCGGTTAGCGTGACATCTATACTACTAGATACACCTGAACTCGATGTAGGATATTCTGAATTAGGTCGGCACTACATTACTCCTGAGGGTAAATCATACTCATCTGTTACTACTGTAATTAATTTCGATAAATCTGGATTAGATGAGTGGAAACAGAGAGTTGGAGAGGAAGAAGCAGAACGCATCTGTACTGCTGCTGCTAAACGAGGTACAGCTGTTCATGAAATGATTGAACAATATTTACTCAATCAACCAGTAGATCAAAATGAATATACTAAATTATTTAAAATGCTTAAATGGAAGCTCGATAATATAGATAATATTATAGGACTCGAAACTCCACTATACTCTGATGGAATGAAGTTAGCTGGAAGAGTTGATTGTGTAGGTCTGTACAAAGAGGTTATGAGTGTCATTGACTTTAAAACCGCAACTAAGATAAAAGATAGTAAATGGATTACAGATTACTGGTTACAAACAACTGCTTACAGTTTAATGATTGAAGAGTTAACAGACATTAAAATCCCTCAGTTAGTGATTTTAATGGTAGCTGAGAATGGAGACATTAAAGAGTTTATATCTGATAGAGATAAATGGCTTGAGCCTTTACGCCAAAGGATACTAAGCTACAGACAATGGGTAAAAAGATAGATCAATATAAATTTTTCTGAATCATCATACCACACAAAATCCAACATCCCTCCAAGATTTTCCTATTACATCTTCTCCTAATAATCTAAGAAATGAACACTTCGAGAATGATCGTCTCGTGATAACCACATCAAAATTACTCTTAGCTAATGAGGTACCGTTGATGAACCATAATAATCATCTAATTCTGGATCAATATTCTTTTCAATGAGTTCTTTACGAGTTGCGGATCCAATGTAATACTTTTCCGTTCCTATTGGATTCAGATCTGTAATTAAATAAACGTAAAAGTTGAGGCCGCTATAAATAGATGTATGCATCATTAACTCATTTGAAGTTAGATATGTTAGAAAGGGAGTAACATGTCAGTGTTATTCCCTTTTGTTTATCAGTAGTTATTTATCTTCTTCCGTTTACATTTATCATTTTATGTGGTATAATTAATCTACCAACACAAAAGGAGAAATTATAACAATGACATCCCCTCGTCAAAAAGCTTTTGCAGAACAAGTTTTACGTTTCGTGAATGATGGTTTAACCCACATGCAAGCTGTTACAATAGTATGTGAGCAATTTAAAATTGATCACAGTAAAGTAAATGGATTTATCGATGATCACTTGAGAGAGCGTATCACTCAGTGCTGTATCAAACACAAAACCCATAAAGACCACACAACAGTAGAGACTACCCCAACTCTCTGCAAATGACTACAACAGATTATCTCAGAATATTTAAGAGTATTAGATTATTCCTCCTTAAAGATTATGATATAAAGAAGTATGGTTTTGAAGGAGTCACTGTATCAGAAAAGGAGTTTAATAAATATAAACGTTTTTTAAGTAAAGCTAAGAATAAGTTTAATCGAGATGAGTTCATTGAATATGTAGTATCTTGTACAATACTCAATGTTGCTTACGAGGATATAATTAAATTAGATTTAAAATCATATCACATCTGGAAGAAGAAACACAATAAGTTAACAAATGTTATAGAATGTGATATAATAGATATACAAGATCATTTTATTAAACCAAATAATTTGAAATTCTCTGATTTATTCGTGTGTAAGAAGAATGAACACCCATACATACTCAAGATGTTGTTATCAGAGGATATTGAACGAGAGACGTTCATTGCTTTAAATATGTTAATAGGGTTTTACAATGATTTTGATATACACTTGAAAGATGATTATATTTGGAATGATACTAAACAATTACTAAATAAATATGCAATATTCATTAAACTAGATAAAAATAAAATAATGCGGAGAATATATAATGTTACAAATGAAAGATGAAGATAACAATACAATTTCATCAACAGAATTAAATAGGATACAAAAAATTGCATATAGACCAGAGAAGAGTCTTGAAGTTCTAGTGATATGGCAAGAGATAAACGATACTATATTTGAACGATCGTATCGATACACTTCTTATGTAGATGCGTTAACTGATTATAGAGCAATAAGAGATTTAACAGAAGTAATCGAGAAAGAACAGGATATGATTTTAAATGAGAGAGTATAAAATGATCCTTAACGAAAACCCAACAATACATAACATACACGAAGAGCATGTTGATGATGTATTATCACCAAAAGATATTTTAATAGATTCTAAAATGAATGTAGCTGCTGGTATACACAATGAAAATAATGAAAGTAACTCGATCATTGAAGCAATTAAAACTATTCACAACGAACATCTAAGTAAACTTGAAGATGCTGTATTCTTTATTGATGATATACTATTAAAAAACAGCTGATCTAGTAGATTCCATATAAAATCCAAGATCCTTCCAAGTTAACCCAACTATCTCATTCTCAGATCCTATAGATTTGAGATAATTGTTTTGAAGGTATGATCGTTTAGTGATCACAACGTTAAATCGTTTATTCACAAGTCTACACATCTTGTGCTTTGATATTAATGTTAATTCCCCTATCTCCCGAGCAAATTTGAAACATCCCAAAGACTTGTGACATATTCTTCCTATGCTAGAATCCCATCTCTTTACAGTTGCTCGCTGAAACGTGTTAAAACCATTTTCATCAATATCACTAATCATAATGTTTAACTGTTGATCGTTGATGAGCATTGAATCCTTTTTCATCCACATCATTATTCATAGTATCAACTCGTTTTAAAGATGCTCGCTGTATCCCATCAAGACCATTTTCATCAATATCACCAATCATAGTGTTTAACCGTTTAATTGTGGATTCTTTCGAAGATGTGGTTACACCATTAGCATACGCTTTATTGTAAAATAGAGGATTTTCAATAACATTGTGATCTTTTTGTATCATCTCTTCATACATTCGACACACTCTACTATCCATAAACGTTTTAATAACAACACGTTCCAATTGCGATGATCGAGAATCTTGAAGGATCCTAAAATGCTCGACGGTTGATGATCCATAATAAGTATCTAATTCTGGATCAATGTTATCTTCTTTTAATATTTTGCGTGTTGCGGATCCAATATAATACTTCTCCGTTCCTATTGGATTCAAGTCTGTAATCAGATAAACGTAAAAGTTGAGGCCGCTATAAATAGATGTATGCATGATAATACTCCAGTATTGTTATGTTAGAAAGGGATTAACACTCTAATGTTAATCCTTTTTGTATATTTAATATTATTTATCTCAATTATTAACATTTATCATTTAATGTGGTATAATAATACTATCAATGAGATTCACGGGGAATGCTTATTGGTATCATATAAACCCGAAAACTATAAGGAATACTTATCATGGCAGGAAATTCATTCAAGAATCTCAAGAAAAAGAGAACTAATATCGCTGATCTAGCAGCTAAACTAGAATCCGCAAGCGGAAAGAAAAAAGATTATGGAGATGATCGCATTTACAAACCTCACGTTGAACCGTCTGGGAACGGGTATGCAATTATACGATTGCTACCTCCATCAGAGAATTGTGACATCCCATTTGTAAAAGTATTTGATCATGGCTTCCAAGGACCAGGTGGTTGGTACATTGATAAATGTCCAACGACTATTGAGCAGGATTGTCCTGTATGCACTCATAACAGAGGCATCGTTGAAGTTGGGGGAGGGTGGGAATCTTTAAATGAGAAAGACAAGAAACTTGTTAGAGATCATAAACGTCGAGAGAGTTACATCAGTAATATCCTTGTAATCAAAGATGAACATCAACCTGAATTAGAAGGACAGGTAATGCTTTATAAGTACGGTAAAAGCATTTTTGATAAGATTCTAACTGCTATGGAGCCTGAGTTTGCAGATGAAGATGCTTTAAATCCATTTGATTTCTGGGAAGGAGCTGATTTCAAAATCAAAATCCGGAAAGCTGATGGAGGATGGAGAAGTTACGATCGTTCAGAATTTGCTCCTGTATCAGTGTTGTTGGATGGGGATGATGATGAATTAGAAGAGATTTATAATAAACAATATGATCTCAATGAGTTCACAGATCCTGCAAATTTCAAGGGATACGGGTATTATGAAACTAAACTTAACAATGCTCTAAACCTTAATAAGAGACCTGTTAAAGTAACTGAGGATACAGGAGATGATAATCCTGCCCCCACATCTGCTAAAGCAGACTCCTCTTCAACAGATGATTCTGAGGATATGTTAGATTACTTTAAAAATATGGCTGAAAGTTAATTAAACTTTAACAGAAAAAGCTCACACCAAATGATGTGAGCTTTTTT